CGGCGTATGCATCCGCAGGCGTCAGCTCAATAAGAGAACAAGAAGGAGAAACAATGTCCGAAACCATGGACACCGAGGCCGTGGTCTCGGTAGACGCAGAAGCGCGGGAAGCTGTCGCCAGCCTCCGCGAAGATATCAAAAGCATTGAGAGCCGAGCTTTCACTAGCGAGGCCAAGCACCCATTAAGCGAGTTCCGGTCGTTCGGCGAATACACCAAAGCCGTGTACTCAGGCGACACCGAGAACCGTGCACTAGACGTTCAGACTCTGGCCGACGCGCCAGGGCTCGTTCCACCACAGTGGCTACGCGACATTAAAGGCGTCCTAGATCGTGGCCGCCCTTGCATCAGCGCACTCGGTGGCCCACTATCCGCCTCAGGTGCTGGCCTCACAATCAACTGGCCTTACTTCGACGGTGACCTTTCCGCAATCGTCGCAGCTCAATCAGCCGAAAACGATGAAGTTAACTCGGTCGATATTGACATCAAAAAAGGCACGGTCAACCTCGCAACCTACGCGGCAGGCTCCCGCCTCACCATGCAGGTAATCGAGCGCACCGATCCCTCCTACGTCGATGCACACCAGCGCATCATGCTCGGAGCATTCGGAACCGAAACCGACTACGCATTCCAAGCAGCGTTATGGGCTAACGACACCGCGGGCGTCGACTACGACTTCTCGGCAGACAGCACCGGCCTCGTGTTCCGCGAAGCAGTGTTCGCCGCAGCCGTCGACGTCGAGACAGCAACCGGCCAACCCGCCGAAGTTGTCTACGTCAACTCCGCAGTATTCAAGAAGATCGGCGGCTGGACAGCATTCATGCCAGACGTATACGGAGTCCAAAACGTCGCGGGCACTTTCAACGCCCGTACGCTTAGCCTCTCAGTGGCTGGCCTACCGATCGTGTTGGCGCGTGAGTTCGCCACAGACGAAACCGAGGACGCTATCGTGACTAACCGCTCCGCTATCGCGTGGGCAGAGGACGGCCCCCGTCTAATGACCAACGACGTAGCCGCGAACCTTGGCCGCGATTACTCGATCTACGGTTATGCAGCGGCTACGCCGTTCGTCTCCGCTGGGATCGTCGGAATCTACAACCAGGTATAGTGAGATAGGTAGCCGATCACCATGGCATTGCTAACAGGGACGGAATTAGCGACTAATCTTGACATTGCTTACGCAGTGCCAGATATTGTCGTGCTGGACTCTGTCGCGCTTGCCGCCTCCGATCTGATCGGCTACCTCATCACCACCACGGCACTAGCTGCCGAGCCTGCCGCCTGCAAGCAAGCCGCCATGAGTGTGGGCGTGGAAATATTCCAGGCCCGCACCTCGGCGGGCGGTGAAGCGATCTCCGTGGACTTCACACCAGGGCCGTACAGGTTATCGGTGTGGCTCACTAAACGAGTCATGGCGCTTTTGACGCCTTACCTGGACATGAAAACCCAGGTCGGCTAATGGCGCTCACCACGGAGGCCCGCGAGCTACTTATCACGGCTTTCACAGGACTGGGTTACCGGATCTACGACACAGTGCCGAGCACGCCCGTCACGCCCAGCGTGGTGGTCATCCCTGACAGCCCGTGGATCGTGCCTAGTCGCCTCGGCTCGACACTAAATTATCAGTGCCGCTGGAGAGCCCTGCTCACGATTAACGCCCGAGTTAATGACACGGCAACGACACAAACAGAGACCGCCATTGACGTACTGTTAGCCGCAGTGCCTAGCACCTTCCTGGTGGAATCAGTTAACGCCCCGCAGCTGCTAAGCCTCGGGAGCCAGGGCACAGTAATCAGTACGGAAATAAACCTATCCATAGCAATGAAGGAGTAACAAAATGGCAGCAGTAGGAGTAACCGGAGCAGTATTCACCGTCAGTGTGGGCGCAGTGCAATACGAGGATCAAATCACCTCGGGCGTGATCAACACGACCCCCGTAATCGTTCGCACGAAAACCCTGAGTGATGTGGCGTTCGACCAGGTAGATCTCAACACCACCATGAGTCTTGACTTCCTTTACGACGAGGACACCGGATTTTATGGGGCACTGCAAACGGCTATCGCAGCCGGAACCTCGGTCGCGGTCGTAGTGGGATCAACCGCGGGAACGTGGACAGGCTCGGCAATGATGATCGAATCCGCCGACCTCACATACCCAGCCGACAACGTGGCGACAGTCTCTACGTCACTTACCGGCACAGTTACGTTCGCATAGCGGCTAGGGGGAATCCACCATGTATCCACGACTCAAAATTGAATCAGATAACCACGACACCATAGAGATCGAAACCTTGCCCGTTGATTTTATGATGTACGAGGAGCTGCAAGGCACGAAGCCAGCCAGCGAGCAGGGTATGCGGTTAACGATCGCGTACTACTACCTGGAGGACAAAGAACCAGGGGATCTGAAAACCGTGAAGGCGTGGGCCCGTAAAAACCGCGTCAAGGTGCAGATGGTGGCTGATGATGCAGAGCCTTTTACGCCGGCAGCCACAGCCGGCTAATGATCCAGCTGGCGATCCGCACAGGGTGGACGCTAGACGAAGTTAGGCAACTGTCAGGCCGCGAGGTCGTGACCATACTGGAGGAGCTGAGCACAGATGGCTAAAATGGTTGACGCCTATATCGAGGGGCTCAACCCGCTACTAGCTGACCTCCGCAAACTCGGCAAGGTAGCAAACAAAGAGCTGCGCGACGCCTCCAGGGTGATCGCTGACCGGCACATGGTTCCGGCGTGGAAAGACGCGGCCATGAAAGTGGGCGGCGACTGGGGCAGCATCCTGGCTGACTCTGTGCGCTCCGGCTCCGACCGAGTACCCAAAGTCCAGATAGGCCGAAACCGCAAAATTACTAGCGGCGGCGCGTCCTCCAATATGCTGAGATATCCCACTGACACGGGTAACGCCCGCGGATCTACTGCCCCGTTCGAGCAGACCAACTGGATAGCCAAAGCTCGCTCATACCAGAAGCCAGCACTCCAAGAGTGGGGCCAAGCCGTTGATCGTGTTGTACGTAGATGGCCGGTGATGTAATGGCAGTGAGCCCAGGCAAAACCCTCACAATCTATCTGGCGGCGGATCTGAAAAAGTTTAACTCCGGCATGACACAGGCCCAGGGCGGGCTTAAAGGTTTCGCCAATTCATTGAAAAAAGTACTCGGCCCTGCGGCTATCGGGGCGGGTATCGCCTTGGGTGCGCTCGCCACCAAAATGGCGGTGGATGGTGTCCAAGCTGCACTAGCTGATGAGCAGGCAGTCCAAAAACTAGCCACCACACTGGACAACCTCGGACTAGCCCACGACACCACCGAAGTCGAGGCGTTCATCTACCAGCTGGAGCGATCCCTCGGCGTGGCAGACACAGAGCTACGCCCAGCCTACGACCGGCTCGTAAGATCCATTGGTGATGTAGACCAGGCGAATGAAGCCCTAACACTTTCCCTGGATATAGCGGCGGGCTCAGGCAAGTCCCTCAAGGTAGTAACCGAAGCGCTAGGCAAGGCGTATGACGGGCAGAGTGAGGGCCTGTCAAGGCTCGGCGGTGGCATAGATGAAGTAATTCTACGCACTGGCGACATGGTTCAAATCACTCAAATGCTTGCCACAACTTTTGGAGGACAAGCCCAGGAGAGCGCCGAGACGTTCTCCGGAAAAATGCGGGTCATGAAAACCGCGGTGGATAACCTTACCGAGTCTTTCGGCAGGGGCCTCGTTGAAGGCATGGATGCGGCTACCACGGGAACTACCGAGCTGACCGGCAAGCTGGAGGACTTAGAGGACGAAGCCGAGAGCGCGGGCCGCACCGTGTCAGCTGTGGGGATCACGCTGGCTGGGTTTGCCGCGAGCGCGTTAGAGGCCTGGACTGGTGTTGTCACTTTCGTTAGAGGATTACAGGAGTCCGATAACGCCCTAGTTAGGGCTCTCGGTACGCTTAACCCTTTCGGGGCCTCAGCCTTAATCCTGGGTAACAATCTCACGGCAGCGGGCGACGCGGCCTATAAGGCCTCACCAGCAATGGAATCGGTAGGCAACGCCGCAGCCGTGGCCTCCGGCCAACTCAACAGCATGAGCGACTCGGCCCTATCAGCAGCAACCGCCGCCGAACTACTACGGGGCACGACCTACGACTCGGGCATAGCAGCAGCAAAAGCCGCAGATTATGAACGCAGGCTCGCACCCTACCTGGCTCGCAAAGCAGCACTGCTGGACGACGTAACCACGGCCACCAGCGGCGCAACTAGCGCGGTCGAGGGGCTCACAAAGTGGGAAGAACGGGCAGTAAAATCCCAGGACAGCCTCTCCGAATCCTTGAAACTAACCCAGGATGACCTGGACAGCGCGACCGCTAAGTTCTTTGAAGCTGGCGACGCGGTGCGGGACTACGCCTCGGCGATCCAGGGCGACCTACTCAGCGGCATTGACCTCGGCGGGGCCTTTGGGGCCCAGTTTGATGAGGCCGGCCAGGCCACGGGTGAAAGCCTAATCGGTGGTTTCAACAAGCAAATAGAGCAAGCGACCTGGTTCGGTAACGTACTCAACGAGATTAAACGACAAAACGCAGACGTAAGGCTAATCGAGGAGATCGCGGGCCTGGGCCCAGCCGTCGGCGGTGCGCTCGGCCAACAGCTCATAGATGACGGGCTCATCCCCACCATGTCGGACAAGTGGGCCGGCGTTCAGGACGTAACCGCGGATCTCGCCATGAGCCTAGTGCCGGAATACAAGCTCGCTGGTGTGGCGTCAGCCGCCGCCAGTATTGTGGGACTCACTGAAGGCCTACAAGCCGAACAAAAGACCCTCACGAAACTGGGCAAGAATATGGCGAAGCCGGTCGGGGCAGCTTTCAAAAGCCGCCTGGCTAAAGATGTCCTGGAAGCTGTACGCAACGTCGAGGCCGCCGCCACCTCCGCTAGAGCCGAGCGTGTCGCCCAGGCTGAACGGGCCGCCGAAAACCTCACCAGCCAGGCGGTCGCTGAAGCCTTTAACAATATCCTTCGCGGAGCTGACGCCCGCTCCGGTTCCAGAGTTCAGCCTGTGCTCACATGACCGAACCAATTAGCATGACCCTGAACGGGGCCACCGTTGACATGAGTGACGTCGAGTTTAACCTCACGATCATGCACGGCAGGGCGGGCGTGACAGACCCGCCGACATCCTCTAGCGCCCAGCTCGTAATCCGTGGGGCCGCGGGGCCCGTAATGGAGATAGCCGACGTCCTAAAAATAACCTCCCACAGCGAGCCACGCTTCGCCGGCAAAATCTCCGACATTGACGTAAGTTTCATAGGCACTAACCCCCCAGAAGCCGTCACGACAGTCCTGGCTATGGGTAACCTGGCGTCACTCGGCCTCGTAGATGTCGGAGGCTCCGGCTACGCTGAACAGACCGCTAGGCAGCGCGTCGAAACTATCCTGGCGGCATCCCAGGTTACTTACCTCAACGGCGCTGACCCAAACATTACCCTCAAAGCTGTGGCCGCATTGGACGCCGTAGCTACGACCGCCTGGGATGGTATCTCGGCAGTAGCCACGCAGACCGGCGCGACATTCTTTGACGATCCCGACGGGCGCGTAGTGTTTGAGGACTACGGGAACCGTGGCCTCACGACTTCCGAGGGCGTCTGGTCGGCCCAAACGACAACCTGGGCGGCGACACCAGGAGACTGGGCTAGTTTCCCCACAGAAACCACCAGCACCACACTGGACAGCGGCGGGGTCGTGTTCACCCCGACCTGGACGAAAACCCTGGAGCCCCTCATTAACGACGTCACTGTCGGCTACGGCACAGAGCTGACGATCCAGCAGACAGACAGCGCCTCCATTACGGCCTACGGGCGGCGCGAGTACCTGCTCAACACTGAAATTAAAACCCTCGACGACGCCACCACCAGAGCCGCTAACATTATTACGGCACAGGCTAACCCCCTGTGGAATCTCGGCCAGATCAGTATCCTGGTGCACGAGCTCGACGCCACACAAACCACAGCTGTAATGAAACTGATCTCGGGTAGCCTGGTGATCGTCAACGACCTGCCCGCCATGGGGCCGTACCCACAATACGAGGGGATCGTCGAGGGGTGGTCGGATAGTTACGCGGGTGGAAATCACACCTTGACACTCTCAATTAGTGACCCACGGTTTAGTTACCAGACGCTAAAATGGGTGGATGTGCTACCCGCATTAACGTGGGGCGAGGTTGACGCGGCAGCGCAATGGTTTGAGATAGTATCCAACAACGATCTAGTAGGAGCGTGAAATTATGGCAACAACCCCAGTGGGCAACCCCTACACAGAATCTAGCGATTTACTGGCGAACTTCCCAGGGCAGTCCCTGGCGCTGGCTAACCGGCTCGACTTTGTGGGCGTGAACCCGTTCGCGAACGCGGCGGCGCGTGACGCGGCGATACCGTCCCCAGTGCAGGGCCAAATGTGCAGCTTGAATGACGACAATAAGGGCTACCGCTATGACGGGAGTGCCTGGGTACTTTTTAGCGGGGCCGGCGCAGCGAACTTCACGGACACTGCGACCGGCACTTACACAGACGGCGGAATCGATTACAAGTATTTGACACTGACGGGGACGGGTAGCGTCACGATAGACACGGGCGGGTTCGCGGATTTGCTCCTCGTTGGCGGCGGCGGCGCTGCTGGATTTAGCATCAGCGGCGGCGGCGGCGGCGGTGGTCATTCACTTTTAACGAACGCCTATCTACCTGTTGGGACTCTAACCGTGACGGTGGGCGCGGGCGGCGCTTCAGATGTGGCAGGCAACGAAAGTGCGTTACTCCCCTATTTGGGGGTCGGCGGTGGCGCAGGCGGCAGCATTAACAACGATGGAGAGTATGGGG